TGTTAAATATGAATTATTTGGTTTATGTGCTTTCATACCATCGTGATTTCCATCACTCGGAAGTTTTCCTGTTGCCAAATATTCAACAACATCTAAACAACCTAGAAGATAAGCTTTTGTTTCTGTATCCTCTGGACTCACCTGTTCTAATCTTTTGGTAAATCTCTCTTTAAGTTGTTGTAAATTTTCTGTAGGTTTCTTATGCAGATCAGGATTATAGGCATTCCCATCAGGGGTAAACCTAGGTTCATCAGTTGATTTCATCGGTTGTTATTTCTGTATTGTATGGCATCTTTGATCTGATTATACTCAGATGACTTACCGTCTTCGTCTGCGACGAAAACTTCGTCAAACCCAGATCTTTCTATAATTTTTTGTCTTATTTCTAATTGTTTCTTTTCTTTTTGTATCCTACGTAGGAAGGCATAGTGTATAATCTGAGTGAAGTATGCAAAAGGATTGGTAGACTTCTCAGGATTGAAGTTGTTTATGTACTGTACACAGTTTTCTATACCATCACATATCATATCATCCTTGAACATATAGTTCACAAAGTTTGGTTTGTATGATAGGTGTGTAGCAATCTTTAGGAAACATTCACCAAGATAATTTGTGATACGAGGTTTAGGTTCACCTGCTTCCTCTGCATCCTTGATGGACTTCTTATATGCAACGATAGCATAGAGAAATTCTTTATTGTTTACATAATGCTCAGATCTTTTTCTTGCCATTTATGTTCTTTTGTATACACAAATTATAGCACCTCTTGACAACCTTGGCAAATACCGTTACACTAACAGTGTCGCTGTTCAGAAGACAAGCTATAGGTCTTTCTTAGGTTCTTTAGATGCAGAGTCTGATTTATATAACTTTTCTATCATCTGTCTTGCTTTATCTACACTATTTACATACCCCATCTGCCTATCAAGGTCAGGGTGTTGACGTTTGAATCCTCCTTCAATAATATTATTATAAGTTTTGATAACTAAATCATCTTTAATTTCAGAGAGAGTGATGATTTTATCTAGATCAATTATGTATATCTCTTCATCTGACATTTTTATCCAAGGTTCAAACTTGTACCCAAGGGGTACATTCGCTCCCATGGAGCGAACCTCTTGACATGTAACTGGATTGTCTAGTATTATTTTTTCTACTTTATCTGTGTAATCTACAATTACTTTAGTCAAAATTTCCTCACCACTAACAAGTTTTACCGTAGCGATAAACTCATCATATGGTTCTTTGCTGTCTTCAGATTTTGATCTGAATAATTTCATAACTAAACTTCTCCTCGTTGTAGTATTTGATTCGTTCAATCAGGTGATTCAAAGTATAGTTTTGCTTTGATCCCTTCTTACAATCATCTGCTATGTCGTATAGGGTTGCATTGAGTTTATCTTTACTCTTTCTTAGAACTCTACCTATAGATTGAAGTGTTCTTATCCTAGATTTACTAGGAGATGCAAAGATAACATTGTGTAGATTCTTGATGTTGATTCCTGTAGAGAATGTTCCAAAGGATGCTATGATGATAGCATTATCCTCTTTTTCAGTAATTCTTCTTACTGATTCTCTCTCTTCAACATCTACTCCACCGTGAACAAAAAATATCTTTCGTTCAACTTTATTTATTATATCGTACAATACCTCCCCATGGGTAGCAACCCTACTGTATAGTATCAAAGTGTTACCTTTCAAGTCCCACACTAGGTTTCTTATAAATTTATTTCTTTTTTCATGAGTGATGAGATATTCTATTTCATCTTGATAGGTATCAAACTTGATAGGATCATGTTTGAGTAATAATACTCGGATGTTTAGATGTGCTAGATAACCTTTCTCCTGTAACTCCTTAGTGTTGACGATCTTATAAGAGGGTCCGAACAAACCTTCAAGTACCCATTTATGAGTTTGTGTACCATCAAGCGTACCTGTGAAACCATACCTGTACTTTGTGTCATAGAGTTTAGTCATGATACTTACTAATGATTTAGACTTGAACTGATGTGCCTCGTCACCAATAACCACATCAAATCTATCGAACCATGCTCTAGGTAGTTTGTAAATTGATTGCCAAGTTGAGATTATGACTTGTTTTTTACTGAGTAAGTCTTTACCTGCATATATTTTATGACAATATGTTTCTGCATCCCAACTGTAGTCTATGAAGTCTTTATACATCTGCTCTACCAGTGACGTGGTTGGTACTATAATTAGTGTTGACCTTTTATTTTCTGTATGGTATCTTGTAATAGCATATATCATAAGGGATTTACCTGACCCTGTAGGTGATATCAACAATCTTCTATTCTTTTGCAATGCATCAAACACACCCTCAACCTGATAATCACGAGGTTTGTATTTCGAGATTCCCGTTAGGTATGCCTTTACTCCCTCATGAGAGACTGATTCCGTCTCTTGATAGGGCAAACCGTAAAACTTACTATCTTCAAATTCGTACTCGTAATCATATCTCCGACAGAATTGAACAATCTTATCAAGAAGACCTACGTAGATTTGAGACTTCTGCAGATTGAATAGTCTTATCTTACCATCCCAGTACTTTGATCTATACTGAGGCATGAACTTAGCACCTGGCACATCAAATGTAAACTCATCCTGTAATTCGTGCTTTATATGTGGATCACAATCTATCTGTAAATATACTTCATTCTTCTTTTTGATAACAAGATTAGCCATAACCTGAAGAGAACCTTCGCCACTCAATAGCATTCTTTATTTGGTAGGTTCTATTAGAGACTTGTCTGAGTATCTCTTCAAGATACTTGAGCATAGTATCGTAGTATTCAATCTTCAGTTTTACCTTACTCAGTCTTTCATCTGAGTCTAGGTATAACTTGAGGTCATCTTTGTCTCTGACCTTATAGGGAAAGGGTTCTGCAGCGTAGATATCGGCTGTTGCTTTCCCTGTGTAATACTTACGTCTGTCTAATAGACTACTGGTGTACACTGCCTCATCACGCTTACGCATGAGCAGTATCGTATTATATAGGTTGTAATATCTGGCGTGTAACTGTGGTATCTTTAGACTTTCTGTATCTAATTCATCTTGATTCAT